GCGGTAAATATAAGCAAAATAAAGGAGTGCTGAAATAATGGCAGATAACATTATGATCCATTGCGCGTATACAGATTTAGTAGACATTACCTCTGTAGTTCCAAACCATAGAAATCCTAACCATCATAGTGATAAACAAGTAGAGTTGTTAGCCAAAGTGATAAAAGCACAAGGTTGGCGAGCTCCGATTACGGTGAGCAACCGTTCTGGGTTTATTGTAAGAGGACATGGGCGGTTAATGGCTGCACAATTATTAGGCCTAGATACTGTTCCAATTGACCGGCAGGATTATGAAAGCGAAGCTGCAGAGTATGCAGACCTGATTGCAGACAATAGAATCGCCGAACTATCAGATATCGATAATACCTTATTAGGAGAGTTATTAGCTGATACGGGAGATTTTGCTGAGTTCACAGGTTATTCTGACGATGATATAGCTAGCCTATTAAACCAGGTAATGGCAGATGAAGTTCATGAGGATGATTTTGATGCAGAAGAAGCTATCAAATCAATTAAAGAACCTATGACAAAGTTCGGTGATGTATGGATGTTAGGTGAGCATATGTTATTGTGTGGCGACTCAACAAAGACAGAATCTCTTGATTGTCTACTGGGGGGGGACGTTGTTGATATGGTATTTACAGACCCACCGTATAACGTGGCTTATGAGGGAGGTACAAAGGAAGCTCTTACCATTCAAAACGATAATATGTCAGATGCTGAATTTGATATATTTCTTGATGCTGTATTCGCTTTGGTTAATAAAGCATTAAAACCTGGTGGAGCGTTTTATATCTGCCACTCTGATAGCTGTGGTGGTCAATTTAGGCGTGCGATTCGAGATAATGATTTACTTATCAAACAATGCCTAATTTGGGTTAAAAATACATTTGTAATGGGGCGCCAAGATTACCAGTGGAAACACGAACCAATTCTATATGGATGGAAACCTGGTGCTAGTCATAAGTTTTATGGCGGCAGAAAACAATCTACTGTGATTGATGACAATCTTCCTCTTGAAATCGAAAAAGATGGAGATGACTATATTCTTCATTTTTCTAATGAAACGGACCATATTGTAGTAAGAGTGCCTGGCTATGAAATAGAAGTTAATAATGGTATTGAATGTGATTCTATATGGCGCTTTAATAAGCCATTAAGAAATGGCGAACATCCAACGATGAAACCGATTGCATTATGTGCGCAGGGAATTAAGAACTCATCTAAACCTGGAGAATTTGTATTCGAACCGTTTGGTGGCTCAGGGTCTACTTTGATTGCCTGCGAACAAACAAAGCGCAGATGTAGATGCATTGAATTAGATCCTAAATACTGTGATGTAATAGTAAAGCGGTATATCGAATTTATTGGAAGTAATAAAATTGTATATGTGATTAGAAATGGGCAACGCTTAGAATTTTCTGAGGTTGCCCAATAGTTTTTGTAAACAACATGAATTGAGTGAGGTGGTGCTGCCATGTGACGACACATCAGCAAGCGCACAAGGACTACCTAAACGGCATGAAGTATAAGGATATTGCCGAGAAGTACGGTGTGTCATTGGCGACTGTTAAATCGTGGAAGACGCGCTATGGGTGGTTCCGCGATACATCAAAAAAAAGTATGCATACAAAAAATAAAAGTACGCATACTAGAAAACGAGGAGGCCAGCCTGGTAATCATAATGCATTATACAATGCTGGCGGTGCGCCTAAACAAAATCAAAATGCTGTTAAGCACGGATTGCTAGCGAAATATTTACCAAAAGAAACTTTAGACATTGTGATGGAAGTCGAGGAATCAAGCCCCATTGATATTCTATATATGAACATAAAAGTTCAATTTGCACGTATTATCCGAGCACAAAAGCTGATGTATGTTGATGGAATAGAAGACCATACACGGGTCACTGAAAACAGGACAGAGGTTACTATTGACCCGGCTAAAGGAACCAGTCGCTCTGTTACTAAAACAGATAAGGTCATTTCTTCGGTGGATAAAGAAGTAGTATTTATGAAGGCCCAATCAGTGGCAATGGCCACTTTAACTAAAATGATTCAGCAGTACGACGTTATGTGTCGCAGTCCGCTAGCTACAGACGAACAACGAGCAAGAATTGATAAGATTCGCGCTGAAGTTGCCAATATTTCTATGGGAAATCGGACGATTGATGTTAATGTAAATCACAATCCATTAGCTGGGTTAAGTACTGAAGAAATTAGAAAAGTTATTGAAAAAGAGGATAGATAATATGGAATTCACACCGACTGTTGTACAGGAGTTCAAATATGAACTTGCGAGACGTGAGTTTTTTTATTATTGCCACTTGCAGGCGCCGGACTTTTACAAAAAAGAACGTGAATACCTAGTTCATTTATGTGATGAGATACAGAATTTTTACGAGGACCCTAAACAAAAGGTCCTTATAATGAACATGCCACCTCGTCATGGTAAAAGTCGTACAGCTCAAATGGCTGTTAAGTGGATACTTGGCAAGAACCCTGTTGAAAAAATCATGACAGGCTCATATAACACTACACTATCTACTACCTTTGCAAAAAATGTCCGTAATGATATTCAGGAAGTTAAGGCGGATAAAAACAGAGTGGTATATACCGACATATTCCCTAACGTACGTATCAAGCGTGGCGATGCTAGCATGGATATGTGGTCGCTTGAAGGTGGTTATAATAGTTACCTTGCAACCTCTCCTAGTGGTACCGCTACAGGCTTTGGTGCCTCTATTCTGATTATCGATGATATTATCAAGAATGCCGAGGAGGCTTATAACGAAAACACTAAGGCAAAGCATTGGGATTGGTTCACTAATACTATGCTTTCACGTCTCGAAGAAGGCGGCAAGATTATAATCATCATGACACGTTGGGCGAGTGATGATCTAGCAGGTAGGGCCATCGAACACTTTGGGGATAAAGCAAAGGTTATTACTATGAAGGCCTTACAAGACGATGGAACGATGTTATGCGATGATGTATTGTCTTATGAAAGCTACCAAGAAAAGTGCAGGGCAATGGGTGAGGATATAGCCAGTGCTAACTATCAACAAATACCGATTGATTTAAAAGGGTGCTTATATTCTGAATTGAAAACTTATGAGCATATTCCTTGCAATGAAGCTGGCGAACCTTTATTCACTCAAATTAAAAACTACACTGATACTGCTGATACTGGCGAGGACTGGTTAGCAAGTATCACGTATGGTATTTATAACAAAGAGGCTTATATATTAGACGTTGTATTTACGAAAGCAGCAATGGAACAAACAGAACCAGCTGTTGCAGATATGCTATATCGTAATCGTGTTAATGTAGCCGACTTTGAAAGCAATAATGGTGGTAGAGGGTTTGCAAGACAGGTTACACGGCTGTTACGTGATGAGTATAAAAGCAATTATACAAAGGTTGTAGCGTTCCACCAATCTAAGAATAAGGAGGCTCGCATACTATCCAATGCGACATGGGTTATGGATCACATTTACTTCCCTAAAAACTGGGCTGACAAATGGCCTGAATTTTATAAAGCTATCACGCGTTATCAACGTGAGGGCAAGAATGAACATGACGATGCTCCGGACGCATTAACAGGTATTGCAGAAAAGCTGACTGCACCGGACTACAAGTCAACACGTACAAATATTTATTAGGAGGCTTATTTATATGGCTGTTATGGCAAATCCAAGAGATAGCGAATACGAATTACTGCATGACGCTTATTATGGAACAGGCATGTTCGCTAATGGCGGTGCGTTACCTAAATATTCTCGTGAAAGCCCACAGAATTATGAGTACCGCAAAAAACTTTCATATTATTTAAACCATACAGGGCCGATACTCAATGCTAGTGTTGACCCTATTTTTAAAGACGAAATATCACGCGACTATAATAAAAGCGAAGTTTTTGCTTCATTTTTGGAAAACGTAGACCGATTAGGGACATCGCTACAAGAATTTATGCGTTTTAACGCAACGCAAGCAAAATTGTATGGCGTTGTGTATATCATTGTCGATAACGTAACAGAGCTTGGTGAAACGATGGCCGATATGATCTCTAAACGCCAATTCCCTTACCTATATGCAGTTGAGCCTAAGTGCGTATATAACTGGCGAATTAGTGAAGCAGGCGAGCTGGAATTTTTTGCGTACACATCTCAAGTGTTCGATGAGGAAGGTAATGCAAAAACGCAGTTCCATGAATGGACAAAAACATCATGGGTAACAAAAGACGAAAATGGCAAAGTAATTGCACAAGGTGAGCATAATATCGGTAGAATACCTGTCGTTCAGTGGTTTGGGCGTAGCTCAAAGAAAACAGATATATTGCCACCTCCTGAATTTCTATCTATTGCAAGAACTAACCACCAAATATATCATCAATGCTCGTTACTATCTCAAATACTAAGCATGCAAACGTTTAGTATTTTGACGTTGCCTGATAACGGTCAAAATATTGGTGATATTACACTTGGTACAAATAACGTGCTAATGTATCCGGCCGAATCAGGTCATGCTCCTGCGTTTATCGCACCGGATATTGGACCGGCACAAATTTTAATACAAACAATTAAAACGCTTACAGATGATATGTACCGATTGTCAGGAATTAACTCGGTAATAGGTGTGCAAGAGTCAAAAAGCGGTGTAGCTAAGCAATGGGATTTTGAACGAACCAACCAACGGCTGGCAGATTTCTCTGTACAATGTGAAAACGCAGAATATGACATCATTGATTTATATGAATTGTGGACAGGTGAAACTATCGATTATAAATGCGATTATCCTCGCAACTTTAAAATTAATGACGTAGCCGATGTTATCGCTCAATCTCAATCTGTACTCGATTTAAACCTTGGCAGTAATACGTTAAAAGTCGAAACAGGTAAAAAGGTATTGGACAGCTATGTACCTAATCTTGAGCCTAAAGAGTACGACAAAATTATTGATGAAATTGAAGAAGCTGTTCAACGACAAGAACAGGATCTTGCATATCATGATGATGAAGGGAACGAAGTAGATGAGGACGCAGAAGGAGATAGACAAGGCGATAACCAACTTCGAGGCAGAGATAAAGAAACTCCTTGAATTAGGTTATAGTCCTAAGCAAGCTGTTAAAAAGGCTTATGAGGCATATCCTGTTATGCAACTGATGAAGCCTACGTTACAGGCTGACTTAACAAACTCATTTATAGCTGGGTATGGCGATGATGTTCCGTATAGTACTAAAAGCATTTCAATGGCAATGGCTGAAAGCTGGGCGGCTGATAACTTAACATTATCTAGTCGCCTTTATGGCCGTTCTAAGGCTATTAAACAAAGCGTTGCTGATACTTTGACGCAAGCGTTTAAAACCAATAAAGCTGTACGAGATACTGCAAAGTCAATCTTCGATGGGTATGGCAATGGCGGTATTATTCCAGAAGCCTCGCTACCTAAATTTATTAATGATCTTACGAAGCTCAATATAACGGGTAGTAGCACACCAGAAGCTAAGCAACTACAACGCAAGGTGCTGCGTAGTGTTCGTGATAAAGTATCACGGCTTACCACTCCAGGTGTTAGGGCTGCATATACTGAATTAACCCATGCTATTGATAAAGGCAATGAAGAACGTATCAATAAAGCACTGGAAACTGCAGTTCAAGAAAAAACACGTTATAATGCTGAACGTATAGCACGTACAGAAAATGCGAGGGCGTATGCTGATGGCCAAGTAAATAGGTACATGAACGATGATGATGTCGTAGCCTATAAATGGCGGTTAGCTGCAAGGCACCCTCGCTTTGATATTTGCGACTTTTATGCTAATGCTGATTTATACGGACTTGGCAAAGGTGTATATCCTAAAGATAAGTTACCGACATTGCCTGCTCACCCTCATTGTATGTGCCATATTCAACCATTAACAGAATTAAACATTCAAGAGAGTAAGCAGCACAAAGGAATAAATCAAGCTGGCTTGGATTATATTCAAACACTAACTAAACCAAATCAGGAAGTGTTACTCGGTGTAAATGGTCGAAATACTGTGTTGAGTGGCAAAGGATCTTGGCAAGACTTTGCAAGAGGTTGGACGTCTGATATATTCAATGCAAGGGTTCCTGCTATGTTACAGGAAATGCCTAAACATACTTTAAAACTACACCCACCGAAGGGTAGTCATATAAACTCAGATTATATTATTGATACTAAAGTTATAAACAACAAAGCGTATCGTGATAAATATAACGAACTAGGCTATTCAAAAGATATAACTAGACTAGTATTTTCAGAATGCATAGCATGCTTAAATGCTGCAAATGGTTATAATCGAGAACGTGGCATAATGATTGATTTAGCGACTAAAAAAGTTGGTAAAGAAAATATCGGTAAAATAGGCTCTAATAATGTAGGGATTTATTATCCTAACAACGATAAAACACCTACAAATCGATATATAGTAATACATAATCACCCTAAAAATATCACTTTTTCTGTTACTGACATAAAAAACTATTTAACAAATAAATGTGTACATAGTGCCGTATTGGTGGACAGTTTAGGGAATGTANTCAAAAGCAATGTCTGAGGTTATTAAATTTTTAGTTGAAGAGGGGGTGTTTGAATATGAAGAAAAATAAAGTTCCGATGATGATTATTGATGATAGTCAATATAAAGATGAACCGATTAATAGAGACCCAGATACTTCAATGGAGATAAGCGAAGAATTACAAGCTGAGTTAGACGAAATTAGAAAACAATTTAATTTTTAAGCACATGCATAGTTGCATGTGCTTTTTGTTTACGCCCTTTCATGTGTGATGATTGGGCGTATTTTTATTGGTGCAATTAGGCGGAGGCCTGTTGCGCCTTTTTTATTTTCATGTTTTACGGAGGTTTACACATGAACATTGCAGAAGTTTATCAAGCACTCGAACAATTGGAAAATGGCAAGGATCTTATCGACGCTATTAAAGGTGAAACATCTCGCCTTAATAACGAAGCTAAGACAACACGAGAAAAGCTACAAGGTCAAATTACTACGTTAACCGGTGAACGTGATACGCTTTCAACTCGTGTTAGTGAATTAGAGAACCAAGCAGGGGCTGGTTCTAACTCGCCAGAGTACAAACAACTCGAAAAGCAATTAAAAGCTATGAGCGATAAGTTTGAGCAAGCAGAAACTAAGGCAAAAGAAGCAGAAGCCAAACGAATTCAATCTGAAATTATGGCGCAAACATTGGACGCTTTCACAAAGGCTAATGCGGTTGATCCGCAGGAGTTTGCACGATTAGTTGCCAATGACATTAAAGTGCAGGACGATGGCACTTATGGCTATCAAAAAGAAGATGGCACTATCGGTACTATTCAAGACCGCACCGCAGAATGGTTGCAAGGTAAATCTTGGGCCGTTAAAGCGACTGGCAATCCAGGTAGCGGACAAGGCGGTACAGGTGGCAATGGTCCTGATGCAATTAAGGCTGAATTCGCTAAGGCTGTAGGCATTGAAATGTAATTATTTAATTATTGGAGGTCAATTACATGGCAGTTAATACATTACAATACTCTCAACAGTTTCAAACTGTACTCGACCAACAAATGTTAGTTGGTGCTACTACTGGATTTATGGAAGTAAATGCAGGCCAAGTCAAATACGATGGTGGTGATACTGCATATATTCCTGAAATTAGCATGCAAGGTATGGCAAAATATGATCGCGATGAAGGTTTTAATCGTGGTTCCGTTACTTTGAAATTTAATCCTTACAAAATGACACAAGACCGTGGTCGTACATTCTCTCTCGACTCTATGGACGTAAACGAAACAAACTTCGTTGCAACTGCTGGCACTGTAATGGGTGAATTCCAACGTACACAAGTTATTCCTGAAATTGATAGCTATCGTTATTCTAAAATTGCTGCGTTGGCAACTGCAGAAAACAAGGTAACAACTGGTTATACACCTACTGTTGCTGATATTCTTGATAAATTGGACGCAGAAATTACAGACATTCAAGACGTAATCGGTGAAGATGAAGCACTTATCATCTGTATGTCTACTAAGTTACGTTCTATCTTGAATAATGCAGATAAATTCCATAAATATTTGGACGTAGCTCAATTTAAAGCTGGTGCAATTAACACTAAAGTTCGTTCTTTTAATGACATTCCTATTCTTGGTGTGCCGTCCTCTCGTTTGAAAACACAATACGTGTTTAACGACGGTAAAACTTCCGGTCAAGAGGCTGGCGGTTTTAAAGCTGATACAGCAGCCAAAGGAATTAACTGGATTATCATGCCTCAACGTGCACCTATTGCTGTATCTAAGACAGATAAAGTACGTGTATTTACTCCGGACATTAACCAAAAAGCAGACGCTTGGAAAATCGACTACCGTAAATACCATGACTTATGGATTCCTAAAAATCGATTGGCCGCAATTCATGTTAACGTTGGTGCGTAAGGTAGGTGGATAATATGGCACGTCTTGTACGATTAAACGAAGTGCAATATGTAAGCGAAGAATATGATATTAAACGCTTACAAGATGAAGGCTTTACGATTGAAGAATTGGAGCCTGTCAAAGATGATGATAAGTCAAAACGTAGCGGTAAAAAATCCGATAAAGAGGCCTAATCATGTTACCGAAAGAGGTGTTCGAGAGACGGCTCAGACAAGCTGTTAAGTCGAGCACCTTTATGGTGCAAAATGAAGCACAACAAAAGCATGATTTTATAACTCGTACCGCTCAATTGGAAAGGGCTGTCGATACAAAATTTAGTTTTGATAATGGCAATAATATTGGGGTAGTGTACATTGACAATCAGGTAGCACCTTATGGAATATTCGTTCATCAAGGTACAAAACCTCATACTATTAAGCCTAAAACTAAACGTGCATTGCGTTGGGTTCCAATGGCTGGTAATAGCTTTTTCTTCGCTAAGGAAGTTCACCACCCAGGAACTAAATCCGACCCATTCTTATATGAAGCGTTGGAAAGAAAACGTAATGATGTATTTGATACATTTTCAAAAGCCACTGGGCTTGCTATTAATGATCTATCGAATAGCGATTGGCTTGGGGCTAAGGAAAAAGAAATTCGAATAGATATTTAGAGGTGTAACAATGCTATATGAATACGAAGAAATGCAGTTCACCGATGAGCTGTTAGGTAAAGAGGTTCTACCTCAACATGTAGAACGTGCAGAAAAAGCATTATATGCCTTTGCAAAACGTCTTGGCGTATTAGAGGGCGATATTGTAAGAAGTTATCTAGTTGATGAATTAGTGCAACTCTATATATATCGTTTTGTGTGCGTTGACAAGGCTTATGCGTTACCAGGTGCATATACTCGCGACGGCTCAACCGATGATTTTTACAGCAAAAAACTGCAATATATCGATGAACGTATCACAATGTGCGAAAAGCAAATTACACCGGAAGAGTTAACAGGCGACCCTACTAAATATGCTAGGTATAGAACTGTAGAAATTTTCAGGGGGTAATATGTGGCTCGAACTCATGCAACATATCAAACATGTAATTGATAGCCACGGAACAGGCTTTAATGTTATTCTTGGGGCTATGAGGCCACAAGCTGCAAATATCGATGCGAATGGCGTAATTATGGTGATTAGGGGAGAAACAACGCCGGGAGATAATGCCATTCAATCGGAATTGCAACAGGAGTTATACATTGAAGTATGGGGACGGAATGACGACCCTGATATGAACGTAGGTTATGAAGTTATCGCTAAGTTCGAGGATACTTTCGAGGCGATTATGAATAATCTTCGTAATTCATGTGGCAGATTAGTTCCGGAAGCATGTATCTTGCAAGATAGCGGCTATCAAATCATCGATATTAAATGTACAAGTAAAGTAGGCGACCATGATTCAGTACGGCCATTGATTGGCACACAGTACAGGTTTGTGGCTCGCCTTATTAATTTGAATGAAGAAACAAACGGAGGTATCTACTAATGCCAGCTCAACCAGCTACAGCAAAAAAACTTTATAAACCACAACAGGCTGCAATGCCTACTGCTGGTAAAAATTATTTGATTTATGTTAATACTGGCACCGACGAAACAACAGGTGCTGAATGGCTTTTATTAGGCGGTCAACGTTCCGGTGATGTATCTCGTAAAGCAGATAGCATCGACGCATCTCATAAAGGCACTAACGGCTGGAAGTCTACTATTCCAGGGCTTAAAGAGTGGTCCATTGACCTTGAAACATTGCTTATGCCTAACGAAGAGTCATTGCAATTGTTAGAAAAAGCGTTCTTGAATGATGATCTTATCAACATCAAGATTGAATATCCTAATAAAGCCTACATGACAGGTATTTGCTCCATTACAGAATTGTCTATGAACACACCACATGACGATGTGGCAACGTATAAAGGCAGTTTAAATGGCGTAGGTGCATTGTCTGAATTGAAACAACCATAATTTATATTTGATATAAGGAGTGCGCACTCATGAAAAAAATCACATGTGATGTATTTAATACTGGCGAAACAATTTACTTTACGATTGGTCGAATCGCTGAACTTGAACAGCTATGGGGTGAACCTATTTTTAAGGCTGTACAAAGTGGCACAATGACATTTAATCAGCTTATTACTGCATTTGTTGTTGGTATGAAACAACACGGTAAAAAGCGTGATTATATCTATTACCAAGATAAATTACAAGAATTGTTTGACGAAGGCACGGTTCAATATAGCGACCTAGTAGAATTAATCGTTCAAGCGTTAATTGGTAGCGGTGTCTTTGGTAAGGCTGCGTACTATGCATTATTTCCTGAAGAAGCTGACGAAAAAGCACAATCTGAAGTAGAAGCAGAGGCAGTAGAAGCAAAAAACTAGAGGGGGGCTATACAGCCCCCTCTTTTAATTTATGGATAACAAAGGCCAAGCGTACGGCGTATGGTCCACTCAATTTGAAGCCTTGGGAATTTATGAAATTAAGCCCTATGGAATATTACAAACTGGTGGAAGGGTATGAATTGCGAATGGAGATTGAGGACCGCAGACAGGCTTATTTTACTTGCATAATGACAAACGTTCATATTGCTGGCAATAAGCGGTTAAAAGTTGAGGACATCATGAAGCAATTACACCCTATTACGTTGGCACAACGCAAAACGGAAGAAAAGTTATTCATGGAAGAATTTAGACAGGCGGGAGGTGAGATATAAGAAAATGGCAGATTCACAAATCAATGTACGCATAGTCGGTTCATCTAGTGGTGCCGAGCAAGCACTTGATAGGGTGGCTAAGAAAGCGGAAAATGCACTAGGAAAAGACGTTACTGCTTCAATGGAAGCTGTTAAAAGTAAAGCACAGAAGATCTTCGGCATAGAAATTCCCAGTATCATGAACGCTGCCAAAAGTGGTGCTGCATTTGGTGCTGCAGCAATAGGTATTGAAGCTGCAGGGCGAGCCATGAAAGATATGGCAGTTAGTGCTGTTCAAACCACCGACCAACTTACACAGATTAGGGCACGTATCAATCTAATTAATGACGGCAGTCAGTCTACTGCTGAAATTATGGACAAGATTTATAGTGCGGCTAACCGTTCTCGTGGTAGTTATTTAGATATGGCCGATAGTGTTGCTAAGTTGAATATGCTTGCAAAAGACGCATTCTCATCTAATGACGAAGCAATCTATTTTGTTGAACAGTTAAATAAGCAATTCAAAATCTCAGGTGCTAGCGTTGAAGAAACAACATCAGCTATGTACCAGTTAACGCAAGCAATGGCAGCTGGTAAGCTACAAGGGGACGAATTCCACTCAATCATGGAAAATGCTCCGATGTTGGCACAATCTATTGCCAGTGAAATGGGCCTTACTGTAGGTCAATTAAAAGATATGTCATCACAAGGGTTGATTACCGCCGACATTATCAAAGAGGCATTATTCAATAGTGCTGAGGAAACAAACGCAAAATTTGCAGAAATTCCTATGACGTTCCAAGATATAGGAACGCAAGTTCAGAATGAATTAATAGCTGCATTTCAACCGGCTATGGAAGAAATAAGCAACATGACAAGTTCAGGTGTATTGAACGATGCACTTGCTGGGTTGTCTATTGCTTTTCGTTTAGTTGGTACTGCTGCACAAGCAGCCATTATTACTGTAAGGGGTGCATTTAGTGCATTATCTGTTGTAATTGGCACAGCAAAGAATATTGTTACGAGTTTTGCGAACCTGTTCAGGACTGCTATGCCAGGTGTTGCCACTGCCATTGTAGGTGTTACTACTGCATTTATCACTTATAAAGCGACTGTTGCATTATGTAGCACTCAAACTGCTGCATTAACTGTAAAAACCGTAGCGTTAAAAACAGCACAAGTAGCCTCTGCGATTGCAACTAGGGCTTATGCGGTAGCAATGACTGTTGTCAAAGTAGCAATTCAAGGTACTATCTTATCAATAGGCGCTTTGACTATGGGGACAACTGTCCTTAAATCATTATTCCTAGCATTGAGAAGTAGTACGATAGCTGCAGCTACTGCTCAACGTGTATTAAACGTTGTAATGAAAGCAAACCCAGTCGGAATATTAATATCCGTCATAATGACTTTGGTCGGTGTATTTGCGACTGCATCTGCTGCGTCTAATGGTTTCGGTAATACGTTAAGTTCGGTATTTTCAACTATTGTTCATACCGCCGTTTGGGGTGTAAATAAGATTATCGAAGGGCTTAACTGGTTAATTGCAAAACTTAATAGTGTAGGGGATAAAGTCGCAAAATTCTTTGGTACATCTTTTACCGCTATTCAACAAGTTGATACAATCAGTGCTAAAACGGCACAAGATATTGTAAATACTGGCGTTAATATGGCATCACAAATAACACAAGGGTTATCCGGTGGCGGTGATACTGGTTTCGATGGTGGAGCAGGTGACGGCGGGGGCGGTTATGATACTGGCTCCGGTGGTGCTGGTGGCGGAGGTGGTACAGGTGGCAGTGGTGCATCTGGAAAGGATCTTGCAAAAGAGGCCAAAGAGGTCCACGAAAAAATCTTGCAATCGTTCTTGGAAATGCAAGGCAATCAAGTCGAACTAATAGAATTGCAATACAAAAAGGAACTCGATGAGCTCAATAAATCAAAGAGTGCTAACGTTAATTATCAAGAAGATTTAAAGAACCTTAACGATGTTTATGCGGATAAACGTATCAAGGCTAAGCAAGAGGAATTTACAAAACTTCGAGCTATTGAAACTGGTATTCGTGATATGCAACAAGACTTTGCGTTTAAAACTTCAAGCAAAGATAGTACAGGCAGTGTATCTCCTGCCGTGCAGTTGGCAACAGATTATGCCAACGCCATTGATGAAGTCGAGGACCGCTATGCAGAAATGGTTGATAAGTTCATGAAAATGGACAAAATGGAGCAACAACATCATATTGATCTGTTAAAACAACGAGGTGTTGAATTCGAAATGAGTGCTGACGGACAAATCTCCTACGAGAAAATGAAAAACGAGGAGTTGTTAGCGGCACAAGACGAGTATGCTAAAAAGGCATTACAACAACATACTGATCTAGTTAATGAAAAGTATGCTATTGATGAGGCTATGCGTACTCAAAACTTTGAGGCACTTCAAGCTGCATTGACAGATGAGTACATTGCAGAACAACAGCACTACGACTTAAAAAAACAGCTTCTTGAGGAGTGGAAAGAAGCAGTATTCGATGCTCATTGGAATGGACAACAAGTTATGTTTGACGCTGCACAAGCCGGCTTGGATAGTTTTCAAAATTCTATTTCAGGGCTTATTCAAGGCACAACAACTCTTATGCAAACGTTCCAAAATCTCGGCAAAGCCATTCTTAAAACTATTGCGGATAGCGTAGCACAATGGATAGCCGGACAAATTAAACAAGCCGTATTCGGCAAAATGTTGGCAGCTCAACAGGCTGCAACTGGTACTGCTGCGGCTAACGCTCAATATCCGGCATGGGCTGCATTGGCTCAACAAGTTAGCATGGCAACAGGTGGTGCTAGTGCTATCGCTGGTATGGCTGCATGGAGTGCTAACACGGCAGCTGGTGCAGCTCAAACAGCTACACAAAGTGCGTTCTCCGGTATGTTTAATTCCGGTTCAAGTGGATTTAGTAGCAATCTATCATTGCCTAAATTGGCAAGCGGTGGTGTGGCTTATGGCTCGACATATGCTGAAATTGGCGAAGGTAAGTATAAAGAAGCTGTATTACCTTTGAGCGAAAGTACATACGATGAAATTGGTGGCGGTATAGCTCGTGCCAATGGTGGCGGTGCTGGTAGTATTACGTTTAACGTATCTGCTATGGACGCTCAATCGTTTGGAACGTGGCTTGAAAACTCCGCAGGACGCTCGCTAAGACAGTTTTTAGTTAACCAAGATAGGGAATTTATAGCGACGGATGGGACGTGGTAGCATGGCAGATTTAATTAAATTTCCGGATATCAAATCCCTTGCGTGGAAGTCTACGAAGGCTCAAAAATGGGATACTAAAATAAAGCGTACTGGGAGCGGTCGGGTGCGTACCATGACAACGTGGCAGTATCCGCAATATACAATTACTACTGAATTTGCAATATTAACTCCAGAGGAGCATAAGCAAATCATGGGGTTCTATGCAAAAGTAAAAGGCGGTACAGTTCCTTTTCTTTGGTTGGATCCAGAAGATTTTGAGGAAAAGGGCGTTCGTTTAGGCACTGGGGCTCAATCTGAATGGCAAGCAGTTCGCTTGTATGGCGATTTCAGGGAACCGGTAGCACATATCGAGAACCTAAAATTATATGCTAATGGAGCACCGATAAATGCTGTATCTGATAAGGGTGTAATTAGATTAGCGCAAGGGGTAACAGTAGCGCCGACTGCGATTATTACTGCTGATTACACATATTATTGGAAGGTAATGTTCAGCGGTGATTATACGGACGAGATTATTTATAAAGACATATTCAAGTCTAAGTCTTTTAAATTGGTAACAGTGAGGTGAGTAAATGAAGGAAGTCGGACAGATTCTAAGCAATCATTTAAGCACATCTCAATCATTCTTGTCGTGTGATTTATACGAGCTAAAACTAAAAAGCGGTATCAGCTATTACTGGGCCGATACCGATGCAGATGTAAATTATGGGGGCCACACTTATAAAGGTGATGGCCCTATTATTACGCGTGAAAAAATAGCTACGAACAGTACTGTTAGCGTTGATAAATTAAGCGTAACCATTACTGCTAGTCAAAACGACCAAATTGGTGGTGTGCCTGTATTAGAAGTCGCTCATAATGGTGGTTTAGACGGCGCAACGCTTGATCTACGCCGTGCCTTTTTTGACGATGCTGGCAAGGTGATTGAGTGTATAGACCTATTTCATGGAACTTGCGAAGTAACACAGGGCGGTGGCTTTATATTGAAGATTAGTGCAAAGTCAGTTGTACAAAAGCTCAATATCGAATATCCAAACCGAAGATATTATCCTCAATGTCCTTATAGTATTTACTCGAAAGAGTGCGGTGTCGATATTAAGGCTTATCGCAAGAAAGCAAAAGTAACGGCTGTTACTGGTACCAATACCGTGCAAATCGATATACCGTTTGAGGACGGCTATTATACAGCCGGTGGTATGGAATGGATAAGCGGACCATTAGCAGGGCAAGCAACGCAAATTATGGATAGTAAAAATAGCACTATTATTTATATGAGTGCGACCAACACATCACCTCGTATTGGTGATGTAGCTTATATCTATCCAGGGTGCGATAAAACACCGACTACTTGTAAGAATAAATTTAATAATTTTAGT